TAGTAAGTATGGTTGTTCTAAATAATTTTCACTACCTGTACTAAAATTTGCACTAATTAATCTATCCAGTAGTGTCATGCCATATGGCTCGATGATATCAAAGTTAAATGTAAGTGTGTTACTTGCTTTGGAATTAGCATTTAAACCAACCACGGTATACATCTTGAAGTTGTCAATGCCGAATACTGTTTTAAAATCAGGATGCCTATTGTTTAGTTCTCCGCCCCCACTTTGCACTAGCAAGTTTTTAGGTACAAAACTGCCCGGGTTGTCAATCATTCCGTTATACTGATCTTTGGTTAACAGGTATAGGCTAATTCTGTATGTGCTACTTGCATAATCATGCAGAGCATTTGTAAACAGTGCGTTGTCTCGGGATACTGCCACTTGTTGCGAAAGTTCATTCTGCTTTGTAGTCGCATCACCGGTTTCGTCTGACTGTGAACCCAATTGTAGTTCACCTTCTCCAACTAGTCTACCGTCAAATCCATCGTCCTCGTTGCTTACTACAGCAGGACGCTCTTGGCCAAATGCAACTGCTTCCCCGTCCGGATCGAATACCGCTCCTGCGGCTTTGTTTTCTTCTTCGTCGGTTAACAGTTCTGGATTGGGCGTAAATGCTTGTACTCCTTCGCCTTCAAATGTAGGATCTTGTGTGTTGTTTACTTGGGATTCAGCAGTTTGTCCTAGAGAACTGTTTAGATCGCCTTGTTGATTTTTTAACGTATTAAGTTCTGCGCTGAGAGCTTCTGCTTCCCTGAACAACTCTTGCCGTTCTGCTAGTTGAACATCACGAGCGTTGAATGCGCCAAGATTTTCCAGACGATCAATCTCGATATCTTTTTCCGCAATATCTCTATCTAATCGATCGAGTCGTTGCTCTATCTCATCAATTCTGTTTGGTATGAATGCCACCTATCAGACTCCTAAATCTGATTGGAGAGTTGTTTTCTTGGGGATATATATTTGTGCGCCTGGTCTGAAATCACGCAAAGGATCTTTAAGTACGTTAGGGTTGCGTTGTGCAAATACCCACCATAGTCTACTGTCTCCATACAAGTCAAACGCTAATATGTCCGGACGTAAATCGTAAACTTTGTCTATTTCATACAACACATCATCTGCTCTTTTGGTTATCGGTCTATTAACCATAACGTCAAGGTAATTGCCAGATACACCGGTACTAGCATAAGGACTTGATGTTGAATACTTTACGTTTGACATTAAATGAATCCTTTATCTAACTGTTGGCCGGCTGCAAATTGTTCAAAATTGAATTCCAATTGTCGCTTACGGCTGTACACTGGTTGTAAACTAACATTTATAGTGCTTAATGTTGGGATGCGCTGTCCGTTGCTCGCCGCGATATAGTCTACTTCAGGCGGCATTGTATGGGTAAAATTAGTAACCAAGCACGGAACATGTGGCAAATAGTGTTTACCGTATCCATCTAAATATACTATCGGTGGTGGAGATCCTTGAAATTCTCCTGAATTACCAAAAAACATTTTCGTAGCTGATCTAAAAAAGTGTATGGTCGCCAACACGTAGTCTGCTTCGCTAGACGTTTGTGCTGAAAATTCCCCTGCAATTTGGATGGCTTGTACTTGACTGCTTTGATAAAAGTAGTTTGTATAGTTACTGTGTGTTAGATCTGTGGAGTTGTATTTTGCTGATTGCTGTATTTGTAGGGTAGGAACATAAGGAAATATTACTCCATCAGTATTCAGCAACGGAAGCATAATATCTCCGCCAGCTCTATATAATATATTTGCATTTGGGGAAACACTGATTCGCACACGCCAATCACCACCGTTTCCGCTATTTGCATCCGGCACCTGACTTCCGCCATTCCCAAATGTAACTACATCACCACCAATATTTTGATTAAGTGCGTTGGCTCCTGCAACAATAGGATCTATGCCTCCAGCAAAAGGGTTTATTCCGCCCCCGGAGGCTAATCCTGCTCCAGACAGTCTGGCATTTTGTGGGTTAGGGTCTGATGAAATAGCGGCTGGCCTATTATTTGGCTTGCCGTTTACAAATGCAAAATCAGCGTCGCTGATTCCGCCACGAGGTCCATTAGGACTTTGATTAGTCTTTCTATTACTCGTACTAAACCCTATACCAGGATTGGAAAATTCCGATTTAACGACTGCCATTTTTTTAAATTCCTCTTGCTCTTTAGATATTTATCTGTTAAATTATATGCTTATATAAAGGAATGCATTCCATGAGAAAACAAAACTATCTCAACAACAGAGATATATTAAAAGAGATACACAAGAGTAAAAAAACGTACTGCAAATTTACAACACCAGAAAACGGTGACTTTGATATTATTCTCCCTAGTGTCGAGCGAATCAACAAAACAAACATAGCAGAAGGACGCAAACTACGTGCTGAAAGACTGGGCAGGGCCGCATTTGATGCCGCACAGCTAGAGTCAACAGTAAAACTTAAATTAGACGAGTTTAAGGTAAACACTCGTGACGTGCCTGCTACTGATGTTGTTTTTAGAGTTATGACTTTTGAGCATATACCACTTGATCCGACTGGTGGGAAAAGAAAAAAGAAACAAATAAAAGAACTGTTTACTGAAGATGAGAATGATATTACAGAAGATATTGTACCCGACGATACTCCTGTAGCGAAAAAACACATAAGATGTAACTTTCCTCCGTTTTTTCACTACAAGATTACCGAGGATGGAGAGCCGTATCTAGTAGGCAAGAGTCATTGGATTGGAGATCTTGAAACGGGAGAGTTTTCAAAAGACCATGGCACTATGACCAACAAACTGGCTCACATGTTTATTAAGTTATGCGAACGCTATGCTACTCGTTCAAACTGGCGTGGTTACACATACAATGATGAAATGCGTAGTACTGCGCTTGTACAGTTAAGCCAAATTGGATTACAGTTTGATGAGTCAAAGTCACAAAATCCGTTTGCTTACTACACTGCCGCGATCACAAATAGTTTTACTAGAGTATTAAATATGGAAAAACGCAATCAAAATTTGCGTGATGACATCTTAGAGATGAACAATTTAACTCCTAGTCATACTAGACAGAACGCAGAGAAATAGCCAAAGTCCTTGGCACATGCAACTTTATGTGTTATAATTGCTAAATGACAAATCTATTTAAAAAAGCCGCGGTATGCACGGACATTCACTTTGGGCTAAAAAGCAACAGTACTCAACACAATGAAGACTGTTTAAACTTCATCAAATGGTTTACTGCTAAAGCCAAAGAAGAAGGATGTGAAACTTGTATTTTTACAGGTGATTGGCATAACAATCGTGCCAGTATCAATATTGTTACGTTGAACTACAGTCTCAAAGCACTGGAGCATCTAAACAACAACTTTGATCATGTGTTCTTTATTCCGGGCAATCACGATTTGTACTACAGAGACAAGCGTGATGTGCAAAGTGTAGAATGGGCCAGACACCTGCCCAACGTGCATATCATGAACGATTGGCAACAAGAAGGCGATGTTATCTTTGCACCATGGATGGTAGGCGAAGACTACAAACGTGTGCCCAAGTATTCAGGCAAGTACATGTTCGGACACTTTGAGTTGCCCAACTTCTTTATGAATGCTATGGTGCAGATGCCTGACCATGGTGAAATCAAAGCAGAAGCATTTGGTGGCATCGAGACTGTGTTCACAGGACACTTCCACAAACGTCAAGTGCAACGCAACATACACTATATTGGCAACTGCTTCCCACATAACTATGCAGATGCCGCAGATGATCAACGTGGCATGATGGTATTGGATTGGGGTAAAGATCCGGAGTACTTTAGTTGGCCAGATCAGCCACGCTATCGTGTGTATCAATTAAGTGACCTGCTACAACATACCGAAGCAAGACTACAACCCGGCATGCATGTGCGTGTTGATTTGGATGTAGAGATCAGTTATGAAGAAGCAACATTTATCAAAGAAGAATTTGTAGACAAATACAAGTTACGAGAGATCACGCTTATTCCGCAAAAGCATGTGTCAGACGATATAAGTTTTGATACACAAGGTAACATTAAGTTTGAAAGTGTAGACACTATTGTTACTGATCAACTAACAAATATCAACAGCGAACAATATAGTCCAAACATGCTGTTAGATATCTACAGGAACTTATGAGTTGGCGTACTGTACAGCTAGGGAACAGCAACTGTGATCAAGATCAAATTATATTAGACTTATATAAAGACACTGCTGTTGATTACATAGGCAATGATCCTGAATTTGCCAGTAAATTAATGTTAGATATCAATAGCAATCATGCTGTAGCAGTGTTCAATCAGCCAGGCTTACTGTCAGATTTCATTAATTTTATACAGCAGTTATCCAAGTATAAAACATTTTATTTGGGCATAAATCGCTATTTTATATTAGGCAATGATACTACATTGACATACGACACTGTCAATAAAACAGATAGCGAAAATTTGTTTTTTACGGTACAACAGGTATTAAACTGCAATATAGTGCAGTCAGGAACCTATGATAATGATCAAGGACGTTACTTTAACTTTGTGCAACCTTTGACGTGGGTATATGCGACAAACTAAAATCACAGCAGACAATCGTGAAGATTTTTATAGAACTGTATATCCTGTCGTGGGTATGGATAAACACGAGCTGATAGATTTAAATCAGTTGCCCGGCACAAAAATATTGTTTGACAGTGCAGGGTGGCGTTACGAACAATTGTTTGCGGATCAAAAGATTGTTAAACTAGAACACCTAGACTCTTGTAGTTCTTACAAACTAGAGAGACAACAATTTGATTACATTTATACAGATGCTAAAGTTCCTGCGTTAGAGCTAGGAGAAAGCACTCTTGTGTATGATAACGGCACTTACTTAAAATACAAAACTGCACAAGAAATAAAACAATCGTTGGCATATTTGGCAGAACGGTTACAACCATCAATGATTGTGCTACGCATGATTACTATAACACTAAATGACTTACGCTTTGAAAACAGAGTACAAAGTTTACTAAACACTATCCCAGATGAATACTTTGTTACCAAGTTTAATTACACTGTAGAAAATCTTTACGTAGAAATGAAAATTAAAACAACATATGATTTCGATTGATTTCGTTCCAGGGTCGCACGGACACTTCTTAGAATATGTATGCAACAAGTACATAATGGGACAAGTTGTGGACTTTGATCCGTTCAACAGCATAGGTGCTAGTCATGCGAAGTTCAATAACGAAAACTATAACAAAAACAAGCACTTCCGTGCATTACATTATTCTATAGAAAACATAGATAGATCCGATACTGTACTGCGAATTACCATAGATCACGACGACTTGTTAGTTCTTACTGCAGGAACATTTTTACGTGCAGGAGATTCCAACATTAACTTAAACAGTTTAGAGAACAACACATATCATACACTGTCCGACAGCACATATTTTTCTTGGTTAGTAGAATCGTTAAACAATTCGTATCCCGAACTTGATTTATCGGCAACAAATCCCAACTGCCCAAGACACATACTTAGAGAGTTTTTTAAGTTTGGATTCGCACACCCAGAACAAAATGGTTTAATTTTAGAGTACGGCAAACTATCTTATCCGTCTGATGTAAAATGTTTTGACTTTTCGTATAAAAGTTTTTATAATAAACAGTTGTTTTACAAAAGCCTTAACAAGATTGCCGACTGGGTTGGTAAGAGTTGTAGTTTAGATATCAACAATACTATCTGGGATAAGTTTTACAGTAAACAGATTTTTAGAAATTACAAACAGCAGTGCGACGAAATAATTACTTACGTAAGAAACAAAGAAAGTCTGGCTATTCCTAATTTAGATTTATTACAAGAAAGTTATATCAATGGTGTACTGGAAAAACAGTATGACATTGAAATGCCTTTTTATCAAGAAAAGTATTTTACAAACACCGCTGAGATAATCAAACACTTATGTTTAAAGTAAAAACTCTTACAGTAAAAAACTTTATGAGCGTGGGTAACTCTACCCAAGCTGTGCAGTTTAACCGCAAGGACTTAACACTTGTACTGGGTCAAAATTTAGACTTAGGTGGGGATGATACTGGGGCACGTAATGGTACAGGCAAGACTACAATTATTAATGCGCTAAGTTATGCACTATACGGCGAAGCACTGACTAAAATACGTAAAGACAATTTAATCAACAAAACCAATGGTAAGAACATGTTGGTTACTATTGAGTTTGAGAATAATGGTGTTGACTACAAGATCGAACGTGGACGTAAGCCAAACACTGTGGCATTTTATGTTGGTGGGCAAGAGCAAGAGATTACAGATGAGTCACAAGGTGATTCAAGGGAAACACAAGCAGAAATAGAGCGTATGTTGAACATGAGTCATGATATGTTTAAACATATTGTAGCACTTAACACCTATACAGAGCCTTTCTTAAGTCTACGTGCAAACGATCAGCGCACTATTATTGAGCAGTTGCTGGGCATTACCATGCTGAGTGAGAAGGCTGATGCCCTCAAAGAACAGAACAAACAAACAAAAAACGATATTACAGAAGAAGAATATCGTATCAAAGCAGTACAAGAGGCTAACGAACGTGTGCAAGAGCAAGTAGAAGCAACACGTCGCAGACAAACACTGTGGAAAAACAAAAAACAAGAAGAAATTGATAAGTTGGCCAAAGCTCTTGAAAACTTGGACAGTATAGACATTGAAGCAGAGCTGTCTGCACACGACGCACTAGATAAACACAGTGCAGTATCCAAAGACATAAGCGAAGCAAGTCGTTGGCGTGCGTCAGGAGAGCAAGAGTGTACACGATTAGAGAAACATATTAAGAGTTTAACTTTAGAAATTGCCAAGTTAGAAAAGCATGAGTGTTATGCATGCGGGCAAGAAATACATGACGAAAAGCACTTAGAAGTATTAGAAAAGAAACGAGCAACACTAGCAGAAACGGAACAGCAACACAATGAAAGTAAAGAAAAAGTACAAATTCAAGTTGACAAACTTGCAGAGCTCGGCGACCCGGGGCCAATCCCCAATGTGTTCTACGACTCAAAAGAAGACGCAATCAATCATAAAAACACAATCGAAAACTTAACTAATCAACTTGAAACAAAATTAGCAGAATCTGATCCTTATGAAGAACAGATTACTGAAATGGAAACACAAGCAGTACAAGAAGTTGATTATGCTAAAATAAACTCGCTTACCAACATAAAAGAACATCAAGACTTTTTGTTAAAACTGTTAACTAACAAGGACAGTTTTATACGTAAACGAATTATTGATCAAAACTTAACTTATCTCAACACAAGACTAATACAGTACTTGGACAGGATCGGACTTCCGCATACTGTGCAGTTTAATAACGATTTAACAGTTAGCATTGAAGAACTGGGTAGAGAACTTGACTTTGATAATCTAAGCAGGGGTGAGCGCAACAGGCTGATACTAAGCATGAGTTGGGCATTCCGTGATGTGTGGGAAAGTTTATATCAACAAATTAATTTAATGTTTATCGACGAAGTAATTGACACTGGTATGGATGCTAGTGGTGTTGAAAACAGTTTAGCAATACTTAAAAAGATGGCACGTGAAGGTAATCGTAGTGTGTGGTTAGTATCACACAAAGATGAACTAGCAGGGCGTGTTAACAATGTATTAAGTGTGGTGAAAGAAAATGGGTTCACTTCATACAATAACGATGTAGAAATTTCATAGGGTCAACTAGTCTTGATAATTACACTTAATGTCATGGTTATTTGAATCTAAAGAAATAGAAGTACTACCTGAGGATTGTGTTGGATTTGTATATTTAATAACAAATTTAACAAATAATCGTAAATACATCGGGAAGAAACTTGCACGGTTTAAAACCAGCAAGCCACCTCTCAAAGGTAGAAAAAACAGACGCCGGGGAACAAAAGAAAGTGACTGGCGCGAATATTATGGCTCAAACGACGAACTTAACAAAGACATAGAACAACTAGGCACAGAAAACTTCCAAAGAGAAATACTCTACTATTGTAATAGCAAGGCAGAATGCAGTTATATCGAGGCTCGAGAACAATTCAGACACAAAGTCTTAGAATCACAAGAATACTATAA